TAAAATGTAGCTTTTAATTTGTGTTTGCCATCTTGAGCTTCTTGCATATTCATTAATTTATACATTTTACTTTATACTTAGATAATATATAAACCAATATATTCATTTGGAATTGGATATAAATTATTATTTTTCATAAATACTAATGTTTCGTGTTGTAAAATATTATTTAATATATTAAATATTTTTTCTAAATCATTAATATTAAAATTAGTTTCTAATAAATGTAATAATTTAATAATAATATTAGAATTTTGAAGGTAAATATTATCTGTTACCATTCCTAACCGATTTTTCATTTGATTTAATTCAAATTTAATATGTGCTATTGGTATTGATGAAATATTTTCTTTAAGATATACTAATGTTTCTAAATCACTCATTACTTGACTTATTCTTCCTAAATCACCATCAAATAAATCAAATAATTTTTCGATTATTTGTTTATTTTGTTGTGCTGGTGGTTTAATACGTTCAAATGTAAAAATACGTTTACATAATTTAAAATATTTATGTTGATAATTTAAATATAAAATATTTTCTCTAATTTTTCTATCTGCTTGAAAAAAATAATTATTTATAATAGTTCCATTAACTTTAAATAAATATATAATAGACATTTCATTAAATCTTACACCATTTATCCAAAAAACAACATCTATTTTAGATATTGTATCTGTTAATAAATAATCAGTAAAATTTATTTTTTTAGTTCTATATATTAAATATCCTTTTAATACATCTTGAGGTTTCCATCTTATAATTTCATATCGAATCTCTTTTTTTAAAATAGCAATTTCAATACTTGATAAATCAGGTTTTAATAAATTAAGACTTTCTTTTAATTCTTCTTTAGAAATATATCCTTTATCGCATAAATCATTTAATTTATTAATAAAATAAGGTCTCTGTTGATTATAATTATGTTCGTTAATATTATCATTTAATACTTTAAACTCTAGAACCATACCACTTTTAATATCACCAATATAAAGCATTCTTGTATTTAAAAGATTATTAATAATATTTTGAAATTGATGAAAAAAATCATTTTTACTTTTTAAATTTACAATTTGACATAAATCATAATCACTACTATAATTTAATCTTAAACTGCTTGTCCCAACTAATTGTGGTTTTTCACCTCCTTTAATAGTTAAAATATCTATTAAATTTGTTATTTCATTACTATAATTTTCAGGATATTTTCTGTTTATAGACATTTTAAAAAATTAATATTAATATTAATATTATTATTTAATTAGATAAAAATTACGACTTTAAAATATTCGATACATCAATTTATATTTATATAATATTATTAAAAACACACTTAAAAATTGATAATATACACTCAAAATATAAACAGATTCGTTTAATTCTATAGAAATAATATAACACTATAAGATAATATATATAAACTTTCAACTAAACTCTAAAATGACAACTTATGAAAAAGATTTTAATTTTGGCATTCTTCAAGAAGAATCAATTATTACAAAGATTGAAACATTTTTTAATGATAAATTAACAAAAACAGAACAATTTTGTAAATATGATTTTCAAGGACAAGACACAATATACGAAGTTAAAAGTAGAAATATTGATTCACAACGATTTTATACAACTATTTTACCAAAAGATAAAATAATAAAAGATAAAAAACAAATATTTATATTTAATTTTACAGACGGTATTTATTATATAGAATACAAAGAAGAAACATTTAAAAATATCAAGGTTATGGATTATCAAAGAACTACAAGAACTGGATATAATGATATTAGAAAACCTTATTATTTTATACCAATTAAACTATTATCTAAATTAGAGTAGTATTTTCATTTTTAATTTTTGGTTGATTTATCATTATTGGAGTTGATGGTGGAGATTTTCTACAATCGCTATCCATACAACAAGAATGACATTTATTTATATGTAAAGTATTTATTACAGTTCCAATAGCAGAGGCACTAGCAACAATTATAGCAGCTAAAACTCCAGTATCCATTTTTTTATATTAGTATATATTAAGATATTATTTATAATGGATAAAGAAAAAGAAATTAAACCAACTCCAAGCAAACCAATTGATATACCAAAATGTGCTTGTAAAGTATGTAGTAAATGTATAACAAAAACAACAATTAAATATATAAAGAATGAATATCAATAATTAAAGACTAAATCCTCTAGGAAGAAATAATCCTGAACCTTCCATTTCTCTCATCCCACCTCGTATATCGTGATATGCTACAGTATGTAATGTAGAACCCAAAGGATTTGCACCTTTACCTGATATCTTTATTAATTTTTTACCACCACCACCTAACATTACTAATTGGTCATCATCATAAAAAATACCTTTACCTCCAACTACTGAATCTTTAGCAAATACACTAGGTGTTTTACCTAATAATCGCATTTGTAATTGTTTTGATTCTATAGGAACTTGAAATTTTAATTTATAAACATTATCCCATTCAGGAGAATAACTCAAATGTGAAAAACGACTACTACCACCTAATATTTCAACTCGATTATTTGGTGATATTTTATTCAATCTACTTCTTTCAGGATAAATATTTTCTCCACTTCCTACAATATCCATCCAAGACATTTTTATATTTTATATTTTTTTATTATTATTATTTAATTAGAAATTAATTTCTAACAATAAATTAATATAAATAAAATCTTCAACTAATCATTAATTTATTAAAATGTCTTTTTTTGATATATCACCTATGGGTGGAGCAGTTCATCACCGTAAAATGCATACTCTAGGAGGTCTTTTTGAAGGCGGAAGTGATGATATGTTGGATGGCGGAATGTCTCTTGGAGGTGTTGGTCTAGGAGGGCGCAGTAATAAACATAATCCTCTTCACGGTGGTGCTAAAAAGATAGAACAGCTTACATCACCTTGGGCAATACACGTTGCAGAATACAGATTAAATCATCCTAATGTATCTTATAAAGAGGCTTTAAAGGAAGCAAAAGGCGATTATATAAGTGTTGCTTATAAAGGACCTAAAGTTTCTAAAACTGGCAAAACGCGTCTTTCTCGCGCAAAATCTAGTCATACATATAATATAACAGATGTTCGCGCATTACGTGCATTAACCGATGCTGAATTAGAAATGCTACCTCGTTTTATAGAGCAAATGCTACCAAAGAAATTTAAAGGAGCAGGCGCCCACGTTGTGCACGCAATCCATCAACTACACGGTGCAGGTATTCTAGGTAAAATAATTGGTCACGCTAGCCAATTTCTACCTTGGTAGATTTTTATCATATATTTTCTAAAAATATATAAAGTTTTTTGAAAATATATAAAGTTTTTTTAAAAAAGTTAAAGTTTTTTCAAAATTTTTTTTCTAATTTTATATTAATAATATCAACTAATAATATTTTTTTCTAAAAATGTCTTTAAATTTTACAAAAGGTAAAATAATTGCTAACGTTTATAATAATGAAAATGAAAAAACTAAAACTATATATTATAATGAAGATGCAAAAGGAGAAAAGATAGAAAAAATGAGACTACCAGATAATGAAGGATACTTTTTTCCAGAACTCGAAAATTGGACTAAAACAGAACAGGTCGACCGCGTGTATGTCACTGGGGAGACAGGAACAGGTAAGTCCTCATTTATTAAAAGTTATGTTCAGCACTTTATGATTAAGTTTCCAAAATCTCCAGTATTACTTTTTAGTTCCAAGAAAGAAGACAAAGCACTAGACGATATAAAAAAAATAAAACGTGTTGAAATTGATGACGATATATATGTAAATCCTTATACATTAGAAGAAATAGCAAGTCAAGGAAAACCAGTGCTTTTAATTTACGACGATATCGAAGATTTTAAAAATAAAAAAATCAATAAAGAGGTAGAAAGGCTAAGAGACGAAACACTTAGAAATGGTAGAAGTTATGGAATATATACAATTTTCGTTCATCATAACCCTTGCGACTACAAAAGCACTAGAAATCAAATTTTCGAAGCAAATAAAGTTGTTATTTTTCCTAAACGTTCAGGTAAAGGAACATATAATTATTTATTAGAGAAAAAACTACTACTAGATAAAGAAACAATAGGATATATAAATGAATTAAAAAGTAATTATGTATGTATTAATAAGGTTTGTCCTAAGACAATAATTAGCGATAAATATATTTTAGTAGTTTAAATTTCTCTGTTAATATTAATAATTTTAACTTTTTAAAAATGGATATTTTACATTATAGTTTAAATGGTAATGAGATGGAAGAATTGAATCCTAACTCAAAATTATTAAAATATACAGATTTATATAATTATGATAATATAGAACAATTATTTAATGATTGCGACAAAGTAATTATATTATATCTATTAAAAAGCGAATATGAAGGGCATTGGGTATGTTTATTTAAAAATAAAAATGGTTATCATTTTTTTGATAGCTACGGACACCCTTATGACTACGAAATAGATAGGCTTTCTCCAAAAGAAAAACAACAGCTACACGAAGAAAAAGACCAACTAAAATATTTATTATTAAATAAACAAGTTGATTACAATCATATAAAATATCAAGATAATGATACTGAAACTTGCGGTTGTTTTGTTTCTCACAGATTAAATAATTATAAATTATCAAATAAAGAATATTTAGATTTATTTATTAAAAAAAATATTTCAAATCCTGATTTATTTGTTGCAAAATATTGTTTTAATAAATTAAAAATCTAAATAATTAATAATAATAAGAAAATATTTATATAAATAATAAAATGTCTAACGACTCACCAGATGTTTTTTATTATAATCTTTCAGTATTAAATCCTCAATCAAATTTAGCTGGTGGATTAGGAGTATTAGCACAAATAAATGCTAACAATAACATACCAATTTGTAAAAATCCTGAAGACTATTATTGTAGCATAATTAGATTTCAAATTCCAGGAATAAATATTCCATTAATAAAATTTTTAATTCAAGAACCAGTAACCAATATTAATTTAGGTATATATAGTTTTACAATAAAAGATAATACTACTCAAGGAAATCAAACATATGTTCTTTATGTTCCACAAATAGCACTACCTGCAAATCAAATACCAACAGTTCAAACACCACCAGGAGACCAACAATTCGGTTTATATTATTTTCTATATGATTATACATTATTTATTACTATGTTAAATACGGCTTTAGCTTCAGCAGTTGCTAGTTATAATACAGTATCAGGAAATACTGCTACACCCCCATTTTTTCATTATGATGCGCCAACACAACTAATAACTTTATATGCCGATAAAGCATATTATGACCAATCTTTAACAAATCCAGTTAAAATTTATTTTAATAATCCACTTAGAAATTATTTTGCAGGTCTAGCATATAATAATACATCATTAATACAACCAACAACAATTGGTGGTCTAGATAATTATATATTAGTTAAAGATTTTTATGGTATTAATGAAACACATATTCCACCAACCACAACAACTGGTATAAATTATTTAACTACACAATTTCAATATAATGCTTACGGGTATTGGTCTTTTCTTAAATCTATTTTGATTACAACAAATATGAATGTAGTAAGTGAAACTTTTTATATAAATAATCCAACTGAATTTCAAAATACACAATTCGTTAATGTTCTAACAGATTATTTACCTGATTTAGGTATTCAAAATGGTGCTGGAATCTCAAGTCAAATATATATATATAATGCTTCAAGCTTATATAGAATTTTTGAATTTAAACAAAAAACACCTTTATATAATGTTTCTTTAAATATTGGTTATACTGATACTAATGGTAATTATTATCCTTTATTTTTAGATATAGGCCAAGAAAGCAACTTTAAATTAATGTTCATCAAAAAGTCTGTTTATCAATCACAAAATATTAGAGCTTTAAAAATGTAATTATAACTTTTTAGAAAAGTATATATTCAAAATAATTTATTTTATTTTATTTAATTAATTTATTTTTAACAAATTTAAAATCTTATTAATTATTAATAATAATAAAAACTAATTAATTAAATTATTTCAATAAAATGTCTTATATTAATTCTCCAGATGTAATACCTCAACAGGCTCAACGCTCAAGTGAATATATGCGTATTGTTGATACCCGTTTAGAAGTTAGTCAATCCAACAAGGTTTGCTATCCTTTAGAAGAAGGTTCAGCAGTTACAAGTTTTGTTCCTCTAGTGTCAAGCTCTCACAGCATTAATAATACTACATTTAATCTTAATAATATTAGTGATTTTACTTGCCGTGATTCACGTATGCCTCTTGAGATTACGGTTACAGCAACACTTAATGTAACCAATACTGGAAATACAGCTGTTAATGTAATTCAAGCAGATAATTTTGGGGCAAAACAATATCCTCTCAACCGTTGTATGCAAAATATCCAACATCAAATCAATCAGGCTTCTTATTCATTAAATACTAATGATTTAATTGATTCTATCGCACGATTAAATCTAGTCCCAGAAGATTGTAATTTCTTTGATAATACACAACCTGATTTTATTTCTAATTATGGTTCTGCAACTGGTGGAAATTTGAATCCTCTAGCTCCTTATACTAATACTATTGCTGGAGACGGTATTTATAAGCCTCGAACTGTTGGCTATACTTGCACTACTGGAACTGGTGCTAATATTGTTGCTGGTTCAAATGTTGCTGCGAATTCTTCAAATGTTGTAACTATTGTTTGGACTTTTTACGAACCACTAATTAGCCCTTTTAATAACGTTTCTCTAGCTGAAAAATCTGGTCTTTACGCAATCACTGGTGAATTAATCACTATACAGTGGGTTAATGACCTTTGGAATAATATGTTTGCTTTTGTAGCACCCGTAAATTTAACTGTAAATTCTGCTAGCGTTTCTTTAGGTCAATCTGCCCGACTTCGCCTACAATATTTAACACCCAAAGACGCCACAATAGCAAGCATCCCTAGGGAAAGTATTGTCCAATATAATGATTATACAGTTTTTACAAATGATATTGGTTCTTGTGCTGCAGGTGCTTCATTAAATAATGTATCGTCACAAGTCTGTAATTTTACTAATATGCCACAAAAGGTTCTTGTTTATGCTCGTTTGAATAATAATGCTCGAACTACTTCAACACCTGATAAATATCTATCTCTAAAAGGATTAACAGTTCAGTTTGATAATGGTCTTCCTCAATTTGCTGCTGCTAGTGATAATCAATTATATGATATTTCAGTTCGTAATGGTCTTCAAATGCCTCGCGCTTGCTGGACTCAAAAACAATTGAATTATTCTTCTGCCAGTATGTCTAAAAATGAATATGGTTGTGGTTCAGTTATGGTTATTGATCCTGCCCTCGATTTAGGTATTCGTAATACTGATAGTATGGGAAGTGGTGGTCGTTTTATTTTTCAGTGTCAAAATCTGAATTTTACAAATAATACCGCTGACGATTTTTCACAAGTAACTTTATATGTAGTAGCAATTAATAGCGCAATTCTTGAACGTGTTGGTTCTCAATATCGCAACTATCTTCTTTATATCCCTGATAATATGGTAAATGAAGTTAAATCTCTTCCTCCAGTATCTCATCAAGAATATAAAGATGCCCGATTTTCTAATAGTTTTCTAAGTGGTGGTGGCATTGGTGATTGGTTCAAAAAACTAGTTAGTGTTGCTCCAAAATTGATTGCTCTTGCTCCAGATATTATACCTTTAGTTCCAAAAGTTATGAATGCTTTAAAGGGTGGTGCTGTTGATAGAACTAGTCGTCTATTTGGAATGCCTCGTCCTGCTAAGAAAGGGCAACATCTATATTACAACTAAATTAGCTTTTGTTAAATAATTTTTTTTCTTTTTTAAAATATCATTAAATAATAATAAATACTTTGAAAATGTCTATTTGTTTGTGTATGATTGTTAAAAATGAAAGTGATAATTTGATTAAGTATTTCGTAAAAAATATGTCATATTGTAATACATTTTGTATTGTTGATACTGGTTCAACTGATAATACTATAGAAACTATACGTAAATTAGCATCAATAAATAATTTAAAAGGACGTATATTTAAACGTGAATGGGTTAATTTTGCTAATAATAGAAATGAATGTTTAGAATTAGGACGTAATTTTGCTGATTGGTCTTTAATGTTAGATGCGGACGACAATTTAGAAGGTGAAAAATTTCAAGATTTAGATGATAATTTAAGTGGTTATTTAATTAAACTTATAATGAATTCATTAACATTTTCAAGAAATCATTTATTTAATAATAAATACAATTGGAAATATAAAGGAGCTTTGCACGAATATGTGTATTGTTCTAATATGAATACAAAACTATATAATGAAAAAACATTTATGATTGTTAGGTGTGATGGATGCCGTAGTAAAGACCCCAATAAATATTTAAATGATGCTTTAACATTAGAAAAAGAACTATTAAAAATAGATTGTGATATAGGAAGAACATTATTTTATTTAGCGCAAAGTTATAGAGATGCTGGAAAAAAAGAAGAAGCCAAAAAATATTATGAAATGAGGGCAGTTTTTGATGGGTGGATACAAGAAAATTATGTTTCATATATGAATTTAATAGAATTAAGTAATAATATTGATGAAAAATTAAATTATTGTTATAAAGCACAAAATATATTAAATACTAGAAAAGATGCAGTTTATTTAGTATTACAATATGCAAGAAAAAATAACATATTTACAGAAGAAATTTTTACATTAGGTAATACCTATTTATATTTAAAATTAGATGCTACTAATTTATTTGTAAATAATAATGCTTATAATTGGTCTTATTATGATGAATTAAGTATTATATGTTATTATACAGGTAAATTTGAATTATGTAAAATATTATGTCAAGCAATAGGCTTAAATTGTCCTCCAGAACAAGTAGAGCGAATAGAACAAAATATTATTTTTTGTAATAATAATTTAGGAATAAAAAAATAATTTTACAAATTTAAAATCTTATTAAATAATAATAAATAATAATAAATAATAAATAATAAATAATAAATAATATTAAAATGTCTATTAATAATCTTTGCCAAAATCAGGAAATATTACAAGATTTAGCGCATTGTTTAAGCCCTTATATTTCAGGTGGTGGTGCTACTGGTGCTACTGGTGCAACTGGCGCTACTGGCGCTACTGGTGCTACTGGTGCTACTGGTACTGGAACTGGCACTACTGGAGCTACTGGAGCTACAGGAGCTACTGGTGCAACTGGCGCTACTGGTGCTACTGGTGCTACTGGTGCTACTGGCACTGGCACTACTGGAGCTACAGGAGCTACTGGTGCAACTGGAACTGCTGGTGCTACTGGTGCTACTGGAACTGCTGGTGTTACTGGTGCTACTGGTGCTACTGGAACTACTACCAATTGGACTCTTGTTTCAACATACACAACTGCAATCAAAAATGCACTTGGAACAGGTGCAACAAGCACAACTGTAACTTATAATTTATTAAATTCAGGTAATGAATATATGCTAACTCCTCAACTTGCAACACCATTTAGTATTATTGCTAATGCCGTTGATGCTGCAAACTGGTTTACGCCTAATTCTTATATTTCAACGGTTCCTATTCCTACAACTGCACCAACATCTTTATATCTTACTTCTACTACAACAAATATTGGAAATGGTAATTTTAATTATGGCGCATCCTCTCCAATTTTATATTATTATAATATTAATGGAATAGCTCCAGTAGTAGGAGGAACAGTTAATATTTATCCAGCTACAATAAATTGGACTTTATTATAAATAAATATCTTTGTTAAAAGTAAAATGCCTTATACAGTATATATAAATAGGGATGGAACATATAAAGTTGTTAGTGCTGAAAATCCTAATCATATTTACGCATATTCAACTAAAAATTATATAAAATTAATTAAAGCAATTGAACTTAATAAAAAAAGAGAATATAATCAACAAGTATATCATAAGAGAAGATTAGAAAATTTTATTAAAAATTATAAATAATTAATTCGTTTTTCATAAATTTTTTTTCTTCTATTATAATAATAAATATACATATATATAACATTTAAAAACAAATATATATATAATATTAATACTTTAAAAATGGAAAATCTAAAAGTCCCATCATATACAAGAAATGCTATTAAAGCATATCAAATTCGAGAGAAAGCAAAGAATCCTGAAGAATTTAATAAAAAGAACCGTGAATATTTACAAAAGTACCGTGAAAAGAAAAAGTTAGAAAAAGAGCAAAAAATGGCAAAAAACGAAGAAAAATGAGATTTTTTTTGAAAAGTCAAAAATTTTTTACACCTAAAAAGACATTTTTTTAGGGATAGACTATCAAAAAGTTATATAATATTCAACTAAAGAATATTTTTTTTTTATTTGCGTTTTATTTTTTTTAAAAAATATCTATTTAAAGATTAAATTATATAACATTACAATAAAATAAAAATCTTTCTAAATATTAAGTATCAAATAAATATTAAATATTAAAATGCCTTCTATTTATAGACCTACTGCCCCTTTTACACTAAATCGCGGTCAAAAAGAAACTATTGAAGCTTTAACCGCTCAAAACACTATTAAATTAAAGCCTTTACTTGTTAAAACTAAAGCACCATATATAGTAAATCCAGAAACAAAACGAACAGTTAAAAATAACGCTCGAAATATTAATATTATCAATAAACAAATAAAAGATTATAATGACAGTCAAAACAAAAATAAAGACATAAAAAATATGTTAGTAGATGTAGAAGTTTTAAACGGTTTATCTACATTTTTATTATTAAGATTAAACACACAAAATATTACTGATTATTCGCAATTATACGATTTTTTAAGATATAATTTAAATACTGGTAAAAGAGGTTATAGATTACAAAATATATTTATTCATTTTATAAATGATACTAATAATCTTATTAATCGTAGTATCTCTGTTGATGGTTATATACATAAAGATAATTTTAAAAAATTTGAAACATATATAAACGGTTTATTTAATGGTGTGTCAATTGGAAGCGACGCAATAGACGCAGACGAATTCACATTAAATTTAAATTATATTGATTTTTATTATACACAAGCTGGAGAAGCTGAAGGAGTAAGCAACAAAATAATATTTAATATTGAAGATGTAAATGAAATTAAAGGCAATAAAAAAAATGAATGTATTAATAATAGCTTAAAATTTGCGGGATTTGAACCAAAAATAAAAATAACAACAGTTGAATTTTTAATGAAATATATGCACGAAAAAAATATTCCAATTGCTATTATATCAAATATTGTTAAAGTAAAAGAATTATTAGGAGAAATAATAGAATTTAATGATGATTTAAAAAGTATTTGCGGTCATTTATTAAAAGATTGTAATTATGAAATAAATTATTTATATAGAGACCCAAATATTTTAGATAAAGAAGGTAAAAGTTATTATGGTAAGCCTTTATTTACATTTGTTTATGATTCAAAAAATAAACATATAGATGTAATAAAAAATAATAAAATAATTATTAAAGATAATATTTATATTACTTTTACAAATAAAATATTTATGAAAGAGAAAACACAAGTTGAAGAACTAATAATAATAAATACACCAATTGAAGTTTATAAAGGAACAAAAAAAGATAAAGAGCAAAACGAATTATATTATATTTTCTTTGATTATGAAACAATTATTAATTGGAAAAAACAAAGTTGTATGCAAGAATACAGTTTATCGTGGTTTGTATTAAGTCATCAAGAAATGGAACAACAACTATATTTAATAAAAGAAAAAACGCAAATTGAATTAGAATTTAATAATAATGAATGTTATAATTTAGTTGGTTTCGATTGTAGTAATAAATTTATTGAATGGTTTAATAAATTTCAAATTAATAAAATATGTAAATTTGTAAGTTATAATGGCGCAAATTTTGATAATTATTTATTGTTAAATGCCCTTTTAATGTATAAGGAAAACAACGACAATATAAAAATAAGTGATTTAATGTATAACGGTAATCAACTATTAAATTTTAAAATTAATGGATGTCACACGTTTTATGATTTACACAAACATTTAATGGGTTCTTTAAAAGGTAATTGCGAAAGTTTTAAAATACCTAAAAAATACTCAAAATTAGATTTAAAATTTACACATCAAGATATACAAATATTATATGATACAAATAATGAAGAATTTATTAATGAAATGAAGAAAAATGAAGAATTAACAGAATATAATAATAATGATGTTTTCAGTTTAGCTTATTTATTTTGTAAATATTATAATGAAATGAGTAGTATAGAAGGCTTTGACTTTTTAATAGGTGAAGATTTCACACAAACAGGCACTATTGGAAGTATGATAATGAAAAGAGCAAAAAATCACTGGGAAGAAAAGAAAATTAAACTACCATTATTAAACTTTCAACAATATCAAGATGTTTTAAAATATAAAATAGCTGGAAGAGTTGAAATTTTCAGTGATAAACCAATAAAATTAAATGAAGAAGTAGTAAGTTTAGATGTATGCAGTTTATACCCTTATATTATGTTTATAAATCCTGCTTATTTCCCAGCTGGTGAAGTAGAAGAGGTAAAAGAATATCAAGGAAAAGACTTTTTAGGGTTCTATTATTGCGATATAGACCAAAGAGCATTAAAATTACATAATCTACCTAATATATATGCTGAAAAGACTGAAACAGAGAATAAATGGGATAGCCAAGAAATATTAAAAGATTATCTAATTACAAATATTACAATAGAACTATTAAAGAAATACGAAAATATAGGCGTAAAATGTATAGTTAAAAAAGGCTTTGTATTTACTGAAAAAATTAGGGGTTTTGATTTATTTAATTTTCTATCGCCTTTAATGGAAATTAAAAATAAACAAGATAATTTAAAAAATAAACCAGAATACAACCCAGCATTAAGGGAATGTGTAAAATTATTAATGAATAGTATAAGTGGTAAAGTAATTGAAGGATTACACGCAGAAAATATTAAAATGATATCAACACAAGAAGAACTAACAGCAATACAAGCCAAACAAATTAAAGGCAAAATAAATAATGTTAATGTTATTAATAGTGTTGGTAAAAATCTATTTATGAGTTATAAAATAGATGAAAAAACATTAATCAAAAAGCAAAAACCAGTATATTTAGGTGCTTTCATTTATGAATATGCAAGAACATATATGTATGAAAATTTATTAGCGCCAATTGGTTTAGATAAATGTTTATATATGGATACTGATGCACTTAAATTTCGTAAAAGTGATATTGAAAAATGGCAAAAATTAAATGGTAATCAAATTGTCCCACACTGGAAAGAATTAGAAACGATTGACGAAAGATATAAAACACATATATTATTTAATGAAAATAGTAAAGTATTTGGAAGTTTGGAAAATGAATTAAAAACAAATAATTTATTTTATGCTTTACAAAAGAAATTCTGGTTAGTTGCAAATATTGAAAATGGCAATACAACATATATTAAAACTAGATATAAGGGCATAAACCCTAAATCATTATTAATAAATGATGATGCAGAAATAATAACAACTAAATATAAATTAGGTCAAGAACTTTTAACTTTAGATGAAAAAGTAAGTTTAAATAAAGAACCAAAAGAAATTTTTAACTGGATTAATAAAAATGAAAATTTAACTATTGGCAGTGATTATGACAAAAAAGAAGGCATAAAAGGAAAACAGATTGAACTATTCGAAAAATTATATAATGACAATAAAGTTAATGTATTAGTTCAAAATTTTAAACGAGTAGTTAAAAATGGATTGAGAAATGTAGGAATAGAAGAAACTGAAAGATTTAATATATTGAATAATACAATACAAGCGGTATATATGATTAAAACAATTACAATTAAAAATTAACTTTGGTCGGGTTCAAATTTTTAATATAATGTGTTAATATATACCTAAGGG